ATTAGATAGTCATCTTCTCCCCAGCCTAAAATAAAGACTTCTTTGTATTTACCTTTAGAGTCTTCAAGTATCTCATCAGCGTCAGCATCGTTAGATACTAATTTTACAATATTATTATCAGACATAAATAATTTCCCAAGTTCCTTCCACGGTTTCTACCAAAGCCGAACAGTTCTCACACCAATCACCTGTATTCATATATGTTATGTTATCTAGGGTTTTTATGTTTGGAGTGTGGATGTGTCCGCATATGATACCTTCGTATCCTTTCCTATCACAATACTTTATCATCTCATCTTCATAGTTGCCTACAAAGTTAGCGGCGGCCTTTGCCTTTCTTTTTAAATACTTCGATAAAGACCATTGTGGTTTGTTTCTCCACCTCCTGTAGCTGTTAACAACGGCGTTAATATATATTAAGAAATTGTAGGCTTTGTCTCCTACATACATTACTCGCCTGCCAAACTTTGTCCTCATAAGGTAATCAAACATGTCTCCATGTGCAACCAAATACCTTTCTGAGTTTATTCCTGTATAAGAACATTGGTTAACAAGTTTAACATTGCCTACCTCAAACTTACCGAAAGATCGTAGAAACTCATCATGATTACCTGTTATGTATGTCACAGGAATGTCTTTTTTTAATATCTCTTTTATTATATTAGAGTGTTCTTTAGGCCAGTACCACTTCTTTGATAACCGCCAGCCATCTATTATATCCCCAACAAGAAAAAGATTATTAGTTTCTACAGTTTTTAGGAAGTCTAGCAGTTTATCTGATTGACAATGTTTAGACCCTAAATGTAAATCAGAAATAAACACTGCGTTGTATTTAGTGTTGTCTTTCATTCTGCCGTCTTCCTCACCCTTCACAACTTAAACACTCACCTTCTTCAAGGTTAATTCTTGGTATTTTAACATTAACATTTTCTGTGTTTCTCGCTGAATTAGACCTTAAATAATACATGGACTTTAGTTTACTCGCCCCTGACCAGTGTACGCTGTTTATATACTGTAAATAATCATCGTGTACTTCTTGCGGCGCTGTAGCCGGAGGCGGCACAAAAAACAAGTTTACGCTCTGGCTTTGGCAGATATGCTTCTGTCTTTGATGCGCGTGCTCAATGACCCACATTTGGTTTATTTCCGGTGCTGTTTTAAATACCTCTTTCTCTTCGTCGGTAAGACCTTCAAGGTTCTCAACAGAGCCTTCGTTAGCAGAAATATCTTTCCACGTTTTCTCATTATTCAAACCTTTAGATTCTAAGAGTTTCTCAAGATGCTTGTTTTTAACTTTGTAAGAACCTGTAAGAGTTTTGTGTGTAAACACGTTAGCCCTTGTCGGCTCAATGCTAGGGCTTGTCCCGCCACATATAATACTGCTACTAGCATTAGGAGCAATAGCAAGCAAATGGGAATTACGAAGTCCAGTGCCAGCCATGTCAGGAGCCTCTTTACGTTCATCAGCAAGTTTTCTGCTAGCCTCTGTAGCGCCCTGTTTGATATGTTTAAAAGCCCTATTATTGAAGCTAGAGGCGTATACACCCGCGAAAGGAATGCCGTTCTTTTGTAAATAGCTGTGGAAGCCCATTGCGCCCAAACCAACCGCACGTTCTCTATATGCACTGTAAGCAGCTTTTGCAAATCCTTTTTTATTTTTGTCCACATAGTTCATAAACTCAGCTAAAGTTGCCACATTTTCTTTAGGATAAATCCATAAAGCATTGGAGATAAAATGCTCTAGTATATTATCTAATAATTTTATTAAATCAGGTATGAATTGTTCATTGTGTCGCCACTCATCAAAGTATTCTAAGTTTACACTAGAGAGGCAACAGACTGCGGTGCGTTCATGGTTAGTAGGTAGCGTGATCTCAGAGCACAGGTTACTTTGTTTAACTTCTAGATTTAAATCTTTTTGTTGCTGTGGCAAGGCTTCATTACAACGATCTAAATTTACAATATAGGGTTCTCCTGTTTCTGCTCTGGTATGTATAATTTGCCACCACAAATCTCGTGCGGAGACAGTGCGAACGGCCTGTTCGGATTTAGGGTCAATGAGCCTCCAGTCACCATCATTACGGACAGCCTGCAAGAACCTGTCAGTAATGGTAACGCCATTATGAAGGTTAAGACACTTACGGTTAAGATCACCGCCAGTAGTCTTACGCATTCCGAGGAATTCTTCAATTTCTGGGTGAGATATATCCATGTAAGCTGCATAACTTCCTCTCCTTGTTACGCCTTGATTGAAGGCGAGCATTTGGCTGTCCACTATGTGCATGAAAGGGATTGAGCCAGTAGACTGACTACCATTAGAAGTAGGCACGCCATTGCTCCTAACATCACCCCAGTAGCCACCAATGCCGCCGCCTCCTGACGCCAGCCATACATTTTCGTCATAGTGAGCAGACAAGCCATCGCGTGAATCAGGAACATAGCTAAGAAAACAACTAATAGGAAGCCCCCTAGTAGTTCCCCCGTTACTGAGTATAGGAGTGCTGTAACTAAAGTACATACGGCTAGAATATTCGTATAACCGCTGTGCCAAATCAAAGTCAGTATTTCCCCGATACGTAGCACCAAATACCGAAGCTCTAGCAAAAGCCTCTTGAGCATGTGTCTCTTCCTCCCATAAGTATCTATCTTTAATTGTATCTAAAGAAAAATCATTAAGACTGTTTTCTCTATCATAATCGATATTTATACCTAAATAGTTTTGAACACCTAGTTTAGATGGCATCCTGGTTCTCCACTAAATAATTCATTAAACGCAGACTGTACCAGCGTGCCTTACGTAAATCCTCAATAGGTCTTCCTTTATAGCGCATACGCCAGCTATACTTCATGACGTTACCTCTAAGATAGCCTATGTATTCTTCTTGCGTTAGCATGGCTTCTATAGCTTCTATACACTCAATATTACCTTCGTTGTAATGAGAAGGATTGTTTACCATATCTTGATCAGCGCCGACGATACGCCGGTTTTCTATGTTTTCTTCTTTTCCATTGGCCTCTTCCTCCATAATATCATATGCTGTCTTTTCTGGAACAACAGAGGGAGAGCGGCCCGCAACCGCTGTTTTATAGGCTCTGTCCCAATCTCTAGGATCACTCTCGTTAATTGACTTCTTCATCTAGCTCCTCTTTATATTCTTGATGCATGTGCTCATCTTCAAGGTCTTCCATAAACTCATCATAGCGGTTAATTAGTTTATCCTCAAACCTATCTAAAAGCTCCTCCGCAGATATGTCTAACGCATCAATAAGATCATCAGTATCATACTGCTGTAGTATTCTTTCTTTAATCTCAAGTATTGTTAATGACATCCGCATACTCATCTATTGTATAAAAATCAAAACCCTCTTTAGTACACCACTGTCCCATAGTCATTTTAGCACCCTTACGCAACTTCTTGTTAGGATCAGCCAAAATAAATATTAGCTTCTGCCCTTCTTCTAAACAATCTCTAATAGCGGTATACTTTTGAGTGTCTCCTGTTCTAAAAAAACCTTTACATTCAATCAACACTTTCGTCTTTCTACATACAAAGTCTGGTTTATACTTCCTGTGCATAGTATATGGAATATCATAAGGCTCATAAAGATACTTACCTTTCGGCATTGCTTGAGCAAATTTCTTCTCAAGCCCTGATCGATAAACACTCTTATTTCGTGATTTCAGGGACTTTAGGCTCATTAACTACCTCCGTTAGGAATCTAGGGCCAGTCGAATAAACGAAGGTTCTGAGTTTAGGATAGCACGCATTCTTGAAATGGCAGTAAGAACAACCCACAGCAAGTTTCATGTTACCACTCTTTCCGTCCGGTACAGGCTCATGACAGTGCTCAGGGGGGTTTTCCTGCTCTACCATCTGTTTAATGTGGATGATTCGCTCTTTAATGTCCCAAGCTATATCTTTATGGACGGGCGCTTTATCATCTTTCATATCATACTTCAAAAAAGTAAGATGACCATTTTGTTTATCCATAGCCAACCAGCCAAACTCAGTGTCTCCTTCTGACTCTGCATACCCTTTAATCTGAGCAATGTACCCAAATGGATCATCATAAGCCAAAGTAGCGTCTTTAAACTTCTTAAAGCCATAACTGCTTGTAGACTTAATATCAGTTAATACTCCATCAATCTTGCAGTCCATGCTGCCTTCAATGCCTTCAACAGAAGCCTTTGCTTGCTCATGCGTTACTGTATGACCCGATAACTTAACCAGAGTAAGTAACATTTCCTCTATTAGATGCCCATACATAAACTTCACTAGATTGTGAGGCTGCATAGGTTCTTTCGGACCTACATTATTATAATGATTCCATAAGAATCGGTCCTCTTTACCAATGTTTGACATACGCAACTTTCGACCGTCAAACCTGCCTCTGTCAATAAACTCTTTGTACATTAGATTTTTAACTGCTTCGCCAAAGTCTTCAATTATAAGCTCAGCGTCTACAGCTTCGTCTACTTGCTTATACTTCACAAGCTCGTATATATCTTGTACTAGTGTATGTATGTTTTTCATGATTGATGGTTTACCCAAAAGAAAGACCCGTTTTCCGGTCTGTACATAAGAAGCTGGACCCCCAGTGCTTTTTGTTTCTCCGTTCTTACTGCTTTTTGCGTTGTTTCTCCAAAACCGTTTGTTCGTTTTGCACAGGTCTTGACATCAATTAAAGCGGTTCTTCCTTCACGATCCATAATAATCAAATCTACAGGACCAGCACTACAAACATTGTTAAACACTTCGTAGCCTTGCTGTAACAGCCAAGTTATTGCTTTACTCTCTGCAAGGGTTCCTAGTCTAGAGCTATTCCTATAATCTTCGTTATCAATGGGTTTCTGCCCAGCTTCTTCCCACTTTAAATTCTCCATCAAGAGGGCAGTGTAATCCAAAGTGCCGTCCGGCGGCTTGGATACATCTGACTGCGAGATGACCAAATTTAGTTGCTTGGGATGGTCTAACTTCTGATTGTATTTCGTCATGTATGTTACCTATAAATTTATAGTCTATGTTCCATATTTTAGCATATTCTGAGAGAAGTGTCAATGCTTTTTTCATGACAATCCCACCAGCACTCTGTAGCAAGGTATTCAATGCTGCATGTTCTGATCGGACTGCTAAACGCCTCCCGTCTAGTCCTTCGAGGAATCCAGAGGCAGCCTTTCTCGATACTTCGTTTTTAAGGTCTGCAAATGCTGGGAGATTACGCATAAATCGCTCTCTAAGCGCTGCACCAGCACCTCTGCCTGCGCCAACCACTGACCCAAGTTTTTCATCTCCTGCTCCGTATAGAAGGGCGTAAATGAAAGTCTTTGCTGAGTCTCTTGATTCAAGTCCTGCAAGTTCCTGGTTAGCTGTGTGTATATCTCCGTTAATAATTTCATTTATATAAGCCTTATCCTCCATATAATTAGCCAGCATTCTTAGCTCTAAACCACTAGCATCAAAACCTACTAGGTCATAGCCAGGGCTAGGAATCCAGCATTGTCTACATTGCTCACCATAGGGAACCCTCGTAGCCGGAACCTGCGCTACATTAGGCTTCGAGTGAGTCATACGTCCTGTAACCGTCCCATTGCTGTTAACGGCTCCATGCACTCTGTCATCATCCCCTGCCGACTCTATCCAAGAATTGACCATAGCTATTCTTTTCTGAATCATAAGATATTCAGAGATTAATTTTGCTTGCGGAATATTCTGAATATCTGATAGCACCTTTTCGTCTACCTGGGGCTGATCTGTCTCAGTGCGTTGTTTAGGCTCCCAACCAAAGTGCTGTAAATGTCTCGCTATCTGCTGACGGGAACCCAGATTAAATTCAGGGTAGTCTATGCGTGAGAACGGGCCACAAACATCAACCCAGCTGTCACCTAAAAATTTCAAACCTACGATAGACACGCTACCGTCTTTTTTAACTTTAGGCTCTACTTCCTTTACGAAAGTAGCTAACGGCTTAAAGGTTTCCTTTACTTCCTCCTGTATTGAAAATAATCTCTCTTTAAGCGTACATAGTAATAAAGAAGCCTTCTTCACATCCAACAACCAACCATTCTCTACTTGCTTTTGAATAACCCTAGCTACTGCATGCTCTAATTCAATAGACTCTAAACTAAAATTTCTTAGCTCAAATGTGATTGTTTGATATACCTTTTCGGTTAACTGTACGTCTCGTTTACAATACTCAAGCATCTCTAAGGACAAACAAGACCAATCTTCGTGGTCCCCTTTACAGAAGCCCAGACGATCACCCCACGATTCTAAAGAATGCTTTTTAGGCCTATCAGGACATGCTAAACGGGACAATACTAAAGTATCAACTACCCTGCTAGGATCAACAGATATACCCCAGAGACGTTCCAACACTGGTAAATCAAATCCTATCAAGTTATGACCAATCACGTTAAAATCGCCCTGTAACGCATCTGAGAGGCTTTCTGCGTTGTAGTGTTCCGCCAGGACACCATCTTGCATAGTCACAGCTACCCAAATTACGCTAGGCTTTAGTCCGTCTGTTTCAATATCTAAAAATATGGGACTAGACACCTAAGCTATCCTTTGGCTTTGATGTTTCGGACATACGCCCCGTAAACCTATCATACGATAAGTAACAGCACGCGCCTGTTAAACCAGCATAACGATTTTTGAGCACGCGCACTGTGGTTGTGTTGCGCTTGTCCTCGTTCTCTGCTTGCTGGTCTCTTTCCAAGCCTATGACCATATCGGATAACTGCGCGATTGCTTGCGAGCCTCTTAGCTCGTTAAGGCTAATTTGGCCGCCATCCTCGTGCGCCTTTCCTTGAGTACGTCGCAGATGAGACACTAAAAACAGACCAATACCTAAT